CTTTCCGCTCATTTTGAGATTGACCGTCATCGAGATCTTATCTTCCTGACCCTTCGCGGCTTCCTCAGTGCCAAGAATTGCGAATTTTGCCTGGTTGATAACGCCGTTGCTATACTGCGTCTTCAGATAGCAGTAATTGCCGCCCTCCTGAGCAAGCGCGATAAAATCAGCCTGATCTTTGTCGTCAAGATACTCGTAAAACTCAATCGATGATTCAGCACCCTCGTAAATTCCGGGCCTGTACTCTTTCGCAACGTCCGCTACAACAGTATCATCATCCTGAGCGCTGCTGAAAGACCACTGCGGAGTCTGAATCAAACCATTAAGCGGCCTGAAAGCAGGCTCCGACCCGTCAGCAGGCAGCGGCGCCCACATCGTAAGAGAACCCGCCGCCAGCTGGCTGTACTGATGTTTATAATTATAGATAGGCGTATAGGACATTTATTTTTCTCCTTTCTCCAAAACTGCTATTATGTGCACATTGATAACAGCGTGATTTTCAGGATCGTACGCCGTTTCAAAATTAGACAGGCTCACCCACATCTGTATTTTATCATCAGACATGCGCCCCTCTTCCAGGACGGATGATAATTTAGACAGCAGTCCGTAAGCTTCCTCAAAGGTCCCCGCGATTAAGGCTAACTCATAACTCAGCTGCATACCCGTGACCACTGCCGCGCCTGTCGTCTGTGACAGGACCAGGACGGGGAGTTTTTGCGCCGCGTTGGTATCAGTAAGCGGGGAGCGGAACCAGTAAGGCTTGACGCCCATTATTTCGGTTAATTCCGCGCTAAGCAGTTCGTTACAGTGCTGTACCTGTGTAAAAGGGTTGCTCATTCTGCCATATCCCGTTTTATAGCTTCCATGAGGTCATTATATATACTTTGCGCGATATTGTCCTGATTTTCCGTCAGATACGCTAAAATCTTTCTTGCCTCAACGCCGTTTATCTCTTTATATCGCGCGTTTTCTCTCTCTTTCTGTAAATTTTTCTGCAGCTGTGATGTATAGCGTTCTATGATCTTCTTGTATTTTTCCGCTTTTTTATCCGTCCCTGTCAGCCTTATTTTACTTGATAGGAACGATTTTTGCATGTGCTCTGATAGTTTCTGCTGATATTTCGCGATCTGCGCCTGCTCTCTCTCTATCTTCTGCCTTAATTTCGACTGCCTGATTTTCTTATGATTGATATGCGATTTTGTGCCCCAGTTCACAAAACGCGCGTATTGAGGCGCGTACCACTGATAACGCCCGTGTTTTTCACCGTCTATCTCCTGCGGGATATTCGCCAGGTATGTAGACACATAAACACCGTCTGCGGTGATTTTTGAGTTCGTGCGGACAGAAGACGAAAGCGCCCCCGAAAATTTATGCAGTCTTGATGATATGCGGGATTTTACTGATGATTCAACAGCCTGATTATGCCTTTTCAGTATCTGCCTGTAAGTCTCGAGCGCTTTCTGCGCCCCTACTTTCTGCCGCCATTCGTCAAACGTCTTTTTTAAGACATTCGCATCATAGATCCCTGATGATACAGACATATATCAATCCTGAACAAGCTCAACAGCCAGAATTTCAGATCTTTCATCTCTATCCTGTGTGATATTCAGTACATTGTAAAACTGCCCGCGCCAAAGAATGCGATCCCCTACACAAATATCAGAATTTAACCGGATTTTTACGGTCATGGCCTGCGCCGCGATATCCCGCCCAGATTCTAACAATTTGCGTATAGACACCTGCCTGACATTCGCCCTAACTACCGGCCCTTCTGTGTAATTTTCTATCGATTCCCCCGCCGCGTTCTGCGTGCTGCTGAAATAGTAAAACTGAATCTTTTCTGACAGAATTCCCGCATTGAGCATTTTTAATTCTCCTCGTCATCCCGGTATTTAAGGCAATAAGGATCTAATAAATGCCTGTAAAACGTTGCAAACTGCCCTGTTGCTGTAATCTCTCGCTGTTTGTAAAAATCCCCCACCTGACAGCGGATATACTGTTTTACAGCAGCCGGAACATCATCAGCGGACGCCGCAAGCGCCTGCGGATCTTTCCGCTGGATAATCTCGCGGCACATAAAATGCTCTGCCAGTTCTACAGCGGCGGCTTCGTACTCAAGAAGCAGATCATCGTCATCATTGATATCAATGTTCAGGTGTTTCTTCAGGTCCGATATTTCAACAGGTAAAACCATAGCGCCCCCCGATTCAGATACAAAAAAGCCGGGGCATTGCCCCGGCTCCTATCATAACCGAAAATTATATTTTATGACGATGACGATGACGAAGTGGGAATGCTGAAATCACCGGCAGAAAGCGCGTTAGGATCCTCAACAGCGAATCCGAGACGCTCCTCCGCGCGGAGGGTTACGAGATTCGTGGTGAAGTTGGTAGCGTCCTCAAAGCTTGCCATCATCTCCGCGCCCATTCTCTGATAGATAGTGCATCCCTCCTGGAGACTGCCGAGGATGTACTTGCCTGACGGCAGTGCTCCTGAAGTCAGCACCGGCAGACCCCACACGGACTTGCCTGCTACCATTGCAGGGCCGCCGAGCAGATACTCTCCCAGTGTGTTCTTCATCAGGCTGAGAGTGGTCCACTGCGCCGGATTCAGTACAAGGATGTTAGGCGTATAGTTCAGCGTCTCGATGTGATTCTTTACCTTCAGGACAAAATCAATGAGCGTATCACCCTTTGCCACCCCAGCAGCTGTTGCTTTGTCAGCTACGGAAGTAAGCAGTCCGGGGAGATTCGGGCTTGTTCCGTCACCGTTGAGAATCTGCGCCTCGATCGTCTTACGGAGTCCGACGAGCAGCTTATTCATGATATAGCTGGCGACAAGCGGAGCGTCCTCATACGCCTGCCTGGTGAGCCTGACCCAGTGCGCTACTGTCTCAACTTTGCAATTTTCAAGCTTAAAGGTAAACGCCGATTCAGGCTTCGGCGCGGCTTCGGCAATAAATGCCGAGTTGTTGGTTACACTGTTGGACTTAAGATATTCCACCATGTTGGAAGCAGTCTGCACGGTCGGAATAAGATCCTGGATCTTCGTTCCGGTATCATCGGGAATCCCGACAAATGCTCCCTGGGCCGGGGCAACAATAGAACTGCGTGAAACGCTGTTAGATGCCTGAGAGCCGATAGCATCCTTAAAAGAAAGCCTGAAAGACTTCTGCTCACCGGAGAGCATGGACTTATACCCCGCGGACTCAATGAAAGTCTGCCCGGCAGTCTTTACCTGGGCAGGTGCGCCGGCCGCGTTCTCATGGTGCACCTTCTGCAGGATCTCGTTAAGATCCTTTGCGGCCTTTGCCTGCTCATCGCTCAGGCTCTTAATCTTCTCATCGATAGCCGCGCGGGAGGCTTTAGTGTCCTTCTCTACCGCGTTAATCTTTTCGCCGAATTCCTTAATCGCCGAAAGCAGTTCGTTATTGTTCTCTTCCATGCTGTTTATCCTTTTGTAAATTTATGGATCAAGTCTATAATTTCCTTTTCAGCCTTTTTGTGCTCCTGAACATCACGCTCGTGAGTAAAAACCGACTTCAGGCAGGAAATAAATGTTTTAGCCTGCTCACGCGAAAAGGAACCGGCATCACGCAGGTATCTTTCTGCGGTTTTATAATCTTTGATGGATTCTACATCAAAACTTTTCACCGCGTCAATCCTGGCGTTCTGGTTGCACGGCATTGCGCATATACTAATTTCCATCAAATCATCAATCGCCTTAAAGTCATATCCCCCGGCGTCATTATCCTCTACCCCCTCCGGGCTGAACGAGAACCCAACGGAAAGTCCGGAAAGGCTCCCGAACTTCAATGCGCTGTAAATTTCCTTTCCGGATTCAAGATCTCTGTTTATCCTTCCTGATACGTATAGGCCCTTTTCATCAGAGTTAATCTCGTCCCAAGTCCCGCACGGTACCGACCAATGATCATGGCTGAAAAACATTACGGGCATAACCCCGGAGGACTTGATTTTATTCAGTACCGCATCATAGCAGCCCGGCAGCATCACATCACCGGACAGATCCGGGTTGTTGTAGGTACTTG